TGTTACTTCATTCATTAACCAAATTAGTTCTTAGGAGGAATTATGACGGCAGTAGTAAATGGAATCCAATACATAGGAGGGCAAGTAGCCCCCAACGAATTTATACCCAATCAAGCGTCCACGATCGATGGTACGCAAACAATTGAAAGTGCAGTTTTAGCAGGACCTATCACTATTCCCGCAACTGTAACAGTAACGGGGACTTTAGTAATAGTATAATGTCAAAGATAGAAGTAGATGCAATAGATAAACAAAGTGGTTCAACCTTAACTTTAGGTGGATCAGGCACAGCAGTTACACTTGCGTGCGGCGCTACTCAATCAGGATTTGGAAGAACAGGGACTGTAGATTGGCAGACAGGATCAATTAAAACGGCTACATTCACAGCAGCTAGTGGAGAAGGATATTTCTGTAATACAACATCTGGTAGTTTTACAGTAAACTTACCAGCAGGATCTGCTGGAGCAATTGTATCAGTTCAAGATTATAATAATACATTTGATTCCAATGGCTTAACAGTAGCCCCGAATGGATCAGAAAAAATAAATGGTGGAACAAATGGTGGTCCTATATTGTTAAACACAGAAGGTGAAGGTTTAACTTTAGTTTATATAGATGGAACAGTAGGTTGGAGATCAATACAAGATTCTTCTTTTGCTGATACTGGTAGTAGTTTTATTACAGCTACTGGTGGAACAATAACAGAATCAGGAGATTGTAAAATTCATACATTTACAGGACCAGGTACATTTACTGTTACTTGCACTGCTCTTTGTGCAGCAAATAACGAAGTATCTTATGTAGTAGTTGCTGGTGGTGGTGGCGGTGGATCAGGTATTACTACTTCATCAGGTGCTGGTGGAGCAGGTGGTTATAGAGAAACAAAATCTCCAGTCACTCCTTATACAGCAAGTCCTTTAGATGGTCAGCCAAGTGCACCAAATAGAATTACAGTTACAGCAACAGCTTTTCCAATAACAGTAGGTGCAGGTGGTGCTGGTGGTGCTGCTTCTCCTCCAATTACTTGTGGTACTGCTGGATCTAATTCAATTTTTTCAACAATAATAGCAACTGGTGGTGGAAAAGGAGCTAAAGAAGTTCTTGCAGGAGGAAATGGTGGTTCTGGCGGTGGTGGTGGAGGTATTGGTTCTGGAACTCCAGCAGGTGGTTCTGGAAACACACCCCCTACAACTCCAGCTCAAGGAACTAATGGCGGTACAGGTGGAGCTAACCCTGCTCAAGGTGGCGGCGGTGGTGGTGGAGCAACTGCTGCAGGTGGTGCTGGAAGTGGTTCATCGGGTGGAAATGGTGGTGCTGGAGCAACAAGTTCAATTAATGGAACACCTACAACAAGAGGTGGAGGTGGTGCTGGAGCTAATTCTTATGGTTTAGGTTCAGTAGGAAGTCCGGGTCCCGGAGGTGGAGGTACTGCAGGAAATGACAATCCAGCAGGAAATGGAACAACAAACACTGGTGGTGGCGGTGGTGCTGTTGGAGGTTGTGCTCCGAATGGTACAAAAAGCGGTGGAACAGGTGGTTCTGGTATAGTAATAATAAGGTACAAATTTCAATAATTATGACAAGTAAAATTAAAGTAGATAATATAAATAAAGTTTCAGATGATTCAAACATCATCAAAAAATGTGGAACAACTACTACAATCGGATCAGGCGCAAGTAATCCTATTGTTGTAGATGGATCTGCAGTTACAATTGGTAGATGTGGTGGTACCGTTGCTTTAGCATCAGGTGCAAGTCAAACAGGATTTGGTAGAACGGGAACTGTTGATTGGCAGACAGGCAGTATTAAAACATCAACATTTACTGCAACTAGTGGTGAGGGTTATTTTGTTAATACGACTGCAGGTGCAGTAACAGTAAATCTACCAGCAGGAGTAGCTGGTGCAATAGTTGCTGTAGCAGACTACGCAAACACTGCAGATACAAATAAAATTACAATAGCAGCAAATGGTTCTGATAAAATTCAAGGATCAACTACTGATTTTGAAATTACTGTAGAAGGAGGATCTGTTACTTTAGTATTTGTAGATAGTACCCAAGGATGGAGACCTACAGATGCATCAACAGCATCTTCGATAACAGAATTAAGTGCTTTTATATGTGGATCAGTTAGTGGTGCTTGTAATACTTTAACAACAGCCCCTTGTTGTTCTAATGTAAAAATTGCAACTTTTTTAGGTCCAGGAACTTTTACTGTTAATTCAGGAAGTGGAGCTAAAGCAAAAGTAGATTATTTAGTAATAGCAGGTGGAGGAGGTGGTGGTTCAACTGCACTTCCAGTATCTAGTCACGGAGGTTCTGGTGGAGGAGCTGGCGGATATAGATTTACTGATGGAACACAAACAGGATCTTATACAGCTGCACCATCTCCATTAGCACCATTAGGTGCTTCTAGTTTACAACTTTCACCAGGAGCTTTTCCAATTACAGTAGGTGGCGGAGGAGCTGGACTAGCTGCACAAGCAGATCCATCAACTGGTACACCAGGAACTAATGGTGCAAATTCAATATTTTCAACAATTACATCAACAGGAGGCGGTGGTGGTGGAACAAGAGCGTGTACGCCTTTTTGTGGAGGAACTAATGGATCTCCTGGAGGATCTGGTGGTGGATCAAATACAGGTTCAACTCCAGGGTTAGGAAACACACCTCCAGTAACTCCACCTCAAGGAAATGATGGTGGAAATACAGGTCAAAGAGGTTCACCTGGTGGCGGAGGAATTGGAGGTGTTGGAGCAAATGGAGAACCAAGCGGAGCTGGTGGAGCTGGTGGTAACGGTGGATCCGGTGCTTCATCAAGTATTACAGGATCTTCTGTCCCAAGAGGTGGTGGCGGTGGGGGTAGTGGTACTCCTGCACCTGGTTCGGGTCAAGATGGAGGTGGAAATGGTGGATATCCACCAACAAATGCAACATCGGCAACAATTAATACTGGCGGTGGTGGTGGCGGTGGTACAAAGGCTACTTCTGGTTCACCTAGTTCAACTGGTGGTAATGGTGGTTCAGGTATAGTAGTAATAAGGTACAAATTTCAATAGGTAAATTATGAGTGAAATAAAAGTAAATAAAATTAGTCCAAGAACAGCGTGTGGTACAACTACATTAGGGGATAGTGGAGATACGTTCACAATTCCTGCTGGTGTATCTATAACTAACAATGGTACTGCATCAGGTTTTGGTGCAACAGGTGCTGCGTCTTGGAATACAACAGTTAAAACATCAACTTTCACAGCAGTTGCTGGTGAAGGATATTTTGTAAACACAACTTCAGGAGAGGTTGATGTTACTTTACCGGCAGGTTCACCTGGTGCAGTTGTTGCAGTTAAAGATTATGCAGGAACTTGGGACACAAATAATTGTATAATAATTTCTAATGGTTCAGAAAAAATAGGTGGTTCAACTAACAACGCAACTCTTAATACAGAAGGTTTATCAGCAACATTTATTTATATAGATTCAACACAAGGTTGGTTAATAACAGATGATGGTCTACAATCAGTTGCAGACACTAATCCATTTATGGTTGCAACAGGTGGAACTATAACAACAAGTGGAAATTGCAAAATTCATACTTTCACTGGACCTGGGACTTTTACAGTTTGTACAACAGCTACTTGTGCATCAAATAATCAAGTTTCATATTTAGTAGTCGCAGGTGGTGGTGGAGGTGGAGGCAATGATCACGGTTCTGGTGGTGGAGCTGGTGGTTTTAGAGAAACTAAAAGCCCTGTTACTCCTTACACAGCTAGTCCTTTAGATGGTCAGCCAAGTGCACCAAATAGAATAACAGTCACAGCAAATGCATTTCCAATAACAGTTGGAAGCGGTGGTGCTGGCGGTACTGGTTCTAATAATACAGCAGGTACTTCTGGAAATGTTTCAACTTTTTCAACTATAACATCCGCAGGTGGTGGAGGTGGAGCTGGTGGAAGTGCAAACGGATTAAATGGGGGTTCAGGTGGTGGAGGAAATGCTGGTAGAACACAAAAAGGATCTGGTAATACACCTCCTGTAAGTCCACCTCAAGGAAGCGATGGTTCAGTATCAAATTATTATTCACCTAACTATGGAATGGGTGGCGGTGGTGGAGCTACAGCAACCGGTGGACCTGCATCTTCAACAGCGGGAGGAGTAGGAGGAGCAGGAGCAACAACAAGTATTAATGGAACTCCAACAGCTTTTGCTGGAGGCGGTGGTGGATCAACTTATTCAGGTGGAAGTTCTGGAAATGGAGGAGCCGGCGGTGGTGGAAAAGGCGCAATTGGAGGTACTCCACCTTCACCTGGTGCAGCAAATGCAGTTGCAGGAACAGCTAATACTGGTGGTGGCGGTGGTGGTGGAGAAAGATGTACTCCTGTATATTCAGGTGGTGCTGGTGGATCAGGTATAGTAATAATAAGATATAAATTTCAGTAGTTGAATGATAATTAAAAATAAGATATAAGGAGAAACATTATGGCACATTTTGCAAAACTAGGAGCTAACGGAAAAGTTATTCAAGTACTTACTTTGAATAATTCTGATATGCTTAACGCTGATGGCGTTGAAGATGAATCAGTAGGTCAACAATATTTAGAAACACATAATAATTGGCCTGCACAAATGTGGATTCAAACTTCATACAATACATCAGGTGGCGTTCACAGAAATGGTGGAACACCTTTTAGAGGTAACTACGCAGGTATAGGTTATACTTGGGACGAAGATGATCAAATCTTTTGGCCTAAAAAACCTCACGCTTCTTGGGTAAAACACATAGAATCAGCTTCTTGGAAATCACCAATCGGTGATGCTCCAGCATTAACAGCTGAACAAACTTCGCAAAACGAAGCTGATACTCACGGATGGCATTATGTTTGGAATGAAGCTAATACAACTTGGGACTTGACAGATTCAAAAGCATAAATTAAAAATGGTGGTGGTATGCAGAAGAAAGTATTAACAGAGCAAGCATTATATTTTGGTGGTGTCGATATGCCCAAAGATTGGGACATTGACCGAGATAAATTATCAGGCGACATTTTACAATCAGTAATTCAAAACAAAGATTTTCCGTTCTCACGAACTTGGGATATGTTGAATACTTATATGCGAGATCACGTTGGTCTTGAGTATAGTGTGAATTTAGTTAACAAAGAAACGTGGGGAAATATCTATAAACCTGCGGAAACAACAATTCCTTTATTAAATATTGATCCGGTGGATCTACGAAACTCTCCAGACTTTACAATGCTTTACGGCGTTAAAGTTAAAGATTGTTTTGTTCGAATACATTATGAAGATAATAGACGTAAAGGAAGAAGTTGGGACATAGAACTAAAAAATAATATGTTCATAATGTTTCCATCAACAAATATGTACTACCTAACCAACAATCAAAAAGATTCATTAAATTTTGTACAAACAATAACTTATGAATATATCTAATTACTATTGGTATTTTAGTGGTGTCCTTACACCAAAGTTTTGTGATGATGTAATAGCTTATGCAAATTCACAAAAAGAAGTAATGGCTAGAACAGGTGGCTATGGAGATAGAAAATTAAAAAAAGAAGAAATAAAAGATTTAAAAAGAAAAAGAAACTCTGATTTAGTTTGGTTAAACGATACTTGGATATATAAAGAATTACATCCATATGTTCACGAAGCAAATAGACAAGCTGGTTGGAATTTTGAATGGGACAGATCAGAATC